TCTATAAAGGTATTGCAAAAAGATACTTTGAAAGATCATTTACTATCGCTGATGATGTTGAAATTAAAGGTGCCGAGTTAAAAGACGGTCTTTTAACAGTATCGTTAGAAAAAATAGTTCCTGAAAGCAAAAAATCAAGAACAATTGACATCAAATAATTAGAAATAATTATTGTCATTTATAGAGGGCCGGAGGATTGACTTCCGGCCTTTTTTGTTATATAATAGAGTATGTTTGCTTATATTGGTGGTAAAAAATTTCAAGGTAAATGGATAGCGAATTATTTTCCTAAACACGATACTTATGTAGAGCCTTTTGGTGGCGCCTTTTGGGTATATTTTATGGGTAATATAAACGCTAATAAAAATGTATATAATGATTACAATAGATATATCAGTAATATATTTTATTGTGTAAAAAATCATAGAGAAGAATTTTATAAAGTACTAAAATCTTATAAACCACAATCAAAAGAATTATTTGACAAGTTTTATAAAGAGTTAATACCTTTAACCTATCAATTAAAATTAGGTGACATTGAAACGGCAGCCAAATATATTTACCTAGAAACACAAACATTTAGCGGGTCAACTTTAGAAAAATCAACTTTTATGGATTTAAAAGGTAAATATAAATCCAAATATGAACAGTTTTTTGAAAAACTTATTAATCCAAAATATATAATAAAATTTAATAATATAACAAATATAGAAAATTTATCTTATGAAAATTGTATAAAAAAATATGATAGTAAAAATACTCTATTTTATTGCGATCCGCCTTATTTTAAAATGGAAGATTATTATGTTAAAGAATTTGGCCGAGATGAACATTTAAAATTAGCCAATATACTAAAATCTATTAAGGGAAAATTTGTATTATCTTACTATGATTTTCCTGAGTTATCTAAATGGTTTCCTAAATCTAAGTTTAATTGGAAACAAAAAGAGTTTAATAAATCAAATAGTACAAAGAAATCAAAGGCTTCCAAAGGAAATGAAATACTGATCCTAAACTATTGACAAAATTATTAAATTATGTTAGGTTAGAAATTGCGGACATCTTATAAAAGTAATAGGCTAACTTTCCAAGTTAGAGAAATTGGGGCAGTACCAGTTGTCCGCTCCAAATATTATGAAGTATAATGAAGATAAAATTGTAAAAGAGATACTTGACTATATTAAATCAACTTATGGTCAACACTATTCAACAGGCCAAGACGGCTTTCAAGTACAAGATTTATTCAAAACACTAAATATTGGAAAAGATTTTTGCCACGCCAATGCAATTAAGTATTTGTGTAGGTATGGTAAAAAGAACGGATATAACCGTGCTGACTTGCTTAAAGCAGCACATTATGTTATATTATTATTAAACTATGACAAGGAGAACGTGAAATGAATATAAGCACAGATACACTGGCCATATTAAAGAATTTTAGCGAGATTAACGATAACATTCTTTTTAAACCAGGCAGTAAATTAAGCACAATATCTGCTATGAAAAACATTCTAGCAGAAGCAACAATCACAGAAAAATTTGATACTGAATTTGGTATATACAGTCTATCACACTTTTTAAGAGCAGTGGAATTATTTGAAAAACCTGTTTTAAAAGTTAATGGCGCTAATTATGCCTATATATCAGAAGAAAAAACTAGACAAGCAATTAAGTATTTCTTTGCTGATAAATCGGTATTAGTATCACCTCAAAAAGGTATTAATATGCCAGATAAGACAGTAGCATTTACATTAAAGAAAGATGACTTTGCTAAAGTACAAAAAGCCGCTACAACACTAGAATTACCAGATATTGCTATTAAAGGTAATGGTAAAGTGATTTCATTTGTAGCTATAGATAAGAAAAACAAATCTTCTAACGATTATTCTTTGAATATAGGTGAAACTGATAAAACATTTACAGCTTATTTCAAAGCAGAAAACTTTAAAATTATTTCTGATGACTATGATGTGGCTATTTCTAAAGCTAAAGTAAGTCATTTTATAAACAGAAGTAAACCAATTCAATATTGGATTGCATTAGAACCAGACTCGGAGTTCTAATATGAATAAACCTATCGTAATGACACCAGAGGAGGAAGATCGTAACGCTGGTATCACCAGGTCTTTTGACGGTACAGTGCATTCAGAAGAAACACCTGTAAAAGTTTTAATGAGAGAATTTCATAATGTTACAAGTAAGTTCACTTATTTACCTTTACCATCAGAAATAATCAAACACTTTGGTTCAATGGAAGAATTTGAAAAATGTTTTGATGAAGAAGATGGCGAATATAAACTTTGGGAATTTTTAAGTGAAATGGGCCATAGCGATAGAGTAGATGATTGGGTTTCAAATCGTAAAGGTGGTTACGAAAGTGAATACGAATTGATTAAAAATGATTAACTTGGAGTTTATATTATGTCAGATTTTTTGTGGGTTGAAAAGTATCGACCAAAGCGAATACAAGATTGTATTCTTACAGATGAATTAAAACAAACTTTTATTGAGTTTGTAAATAAAAAAGAAATACCTAATCTATTATTATCAGGCACACCAGGTACGGGTAAAACTACTGTAGCTCGTGCGTTGTGTGAAGAAATCGGTGTAGATTATATTATCATAAACGGTTCAGATGAAGGCCGTCAGATTGATACATTAAGAAACAAAATTAAAAACTTTGCTTCTACTATTTCACTTACCAAAGACGCTAATCATAAAGTTGTAATCATAGACGAGGCAGATTATATGAACGCCGAGTCAGTGCAACCAGCATTAAGAAACTTTATTGAAACATTTTTTAATAACTGTAGATTTATTTTTACTTGTAATTTTAAAAGTAGAATCATAGAACCATTACACAGTCGTTGTACCGTAATTGATTTTAAAATTACAAATGGTCAAAAAGTTAAAACGGCCAAACAATTAATGGATAGATTATCAGTTATATTAAAAGATGAGGGCATAGAATTTGATAAAAAAATACTAGCAGAAGTTATACAAAAATACTATCCTGATTTTAGAAGAACCATAAATGAATTACAAAGATATTCTGTACGTGGTAAGATTGATAGTGGTATTTTTTTTAGTTTATCAGAAGAAAATAATAAAGACCTTATCGTTAAATTAAAAGACAAAGACTTTAATGGTGTGAGAAAATGGGTTATACAGAACCTAGATAAAGAGCCAAGTGCTTTGTTTACAAGTATATATGAAGTATTATATGAACATTTAGAATCAACATCTATTCCTCAAGCAATATTAATTATTGCTGGTTATCAATACAAAGCGGCCTTTGTTGCTGATCAAGAAATCAATATGGTGGCTTGCTTAACTGAAATAATGGCCGGTTGTAAATTTAAATAATATGTTTTTTATAGAAGATAAAAATTTTTTAACAGAAGAACAAAAAGATAATATTAATTTATTTTTAAAATCAGGAGAAATCCCTTTTTATATGTCTTTAGAAGCAGCATCTCCAAATGATGGAGGTATAAATTTTGTACATCACATTATACATAGAGATAATCCTGAAAAAATTAACAGCAACTTATATTTGTTATTTGTTTCAATATTAAATAACTTTTGTAAAAAAAATAATTTAAAATACGAAAAAATATACAGATGTGCTATTAATATAACCATAAATAATGGAGTAATAACCAAGTGTCCTATACATATTGACCATATGTTTCCTCATAATCAACTATTAATCTACTTAAATGATACAAATGGCGACACGGTTATTTTAGATAAAAATAACAAAACATTTAAAATTAGTGAACCTGAAAAGTTTAAAGGTATAGCTTTTAACAGTTTACCACATTATCATTATTTTCCCAACAAAGGAATAAGAGTTGTTGCTATAATAACATTTATTTAATATGAAATATCCAACAGTTATAATAGAGAATTTTTTTGAAAATCCTGATGAAATTGTTAATTATTCTAATACTTTAACTTTTAAAGGTCCTGAAAAAAATGAATACTGGATAGGAAAAAGAAGTGAAATGTTACACAAAATAAACATTGATCTTTTTAATTTTATTTGTAGTAAAGTAATATCAATATTTTATAACTGTAAAAAAGAGATAATTACCTTTTCAGACGCTCAAGTTTGTTTTCAAAAAATAGGTAAAACTGATGTTAGTAATTGTTTAAAAACAAAAAACAATATGTTACATAGAGATATATACGGATCATTAACAGGCGTAATTTATTTGAGTAAAAAACAAAGTTTTGAAAATGGCACAAAAATATCTACCGACGAAAAAATAGATCACATATTAGTTTCAAGCAAATATAATTCTATGTTATGTTATGAAGGCAGTCAACTTCACGGACCTATAGGTTCAGAAAATGAAGATAGACTTACCATAGTATTTTTTATACATAAAGTTCAAGCTGAAGAAATGCCATATGAAAGGTTAAATAATATAAAAGGATTTTAAAGTAATAGAGTTCTCAACTAAAATGAAAATAAGCGGGTATAGTATAGTAGTAATACATATCGTTGCCAACGATAAGTCGTCGGAGCGTAACCGACTACCCGCTCCAAAATTATGTTAATATATAAAATAACAAATTTAATTTCTTATAATAAACAACCAAAAGATAAATTTTATATAGGAATTACAATACAAGAATTGAAAAAAAGATTTCAACATCATTGTAATCACGGAAAAAGACACATCACTAATGCTATAAAAAAATATGGTAAAAATAATTTTAGTATAGAAATTATAGATACAGCAAGTTCTATTATAGAATTAAAAAATAAAGAAATAAATTATATAAAAAAATTAAAACCTTATTACAATAAAACTTTAGGGGGTGATGGTATATTTGGTTATAAACATACTGAGGAAACAAAAAAAAAAATAAGTTTAGCATCCAAAAATAGAAAAGTTACACCAGAAACAATTAAAAAAATAAGTGGAATTAATAATCATAATTATGGAAAACCTGCATGGAATAGAGGATTAAAAGGTGTAAATAATGTTTTATTTGGTAGAAAACAATCAGAATATACAAGAGAATTAATATCAATTAAAGCAAAAGAACAGTGGAAAAAATATAAAAAATTAGGTACAAAAAATAATGGTTGTGGTAGAAAATGGTGTATAGAACCTGAACTGTTGGTAGAAACAGTAAAAAATAAAGGTTATACAGAATCAGCCAAAATTTTTAACACTGATAGAGAAGTAATAAAATGGAGATTTCATAGAGCAAAACATTATGTATGAATTAAAAGACTATCTAAAAGCCATTAACGAAACAAAAGAACCATTACTTGACAGTGATGACTCTTTATGGGAAAAGAAGTATCCACCTTATATTATAAATCGTTGTCTTTCTATGTTTTGGGACACACTCATGCCGGCTAATGAAATGAATGGCCTACACTTTCTATCTAAAAAAGTACAATTTCATTTTTTAATAAATAGTGTAAGAAAAAAGAAGCGATTTGGTGGCAAGTGGTTATCACAGGCCAAATTGAAAGATTTAGAATATGTAAAAGAGTATTATGGATACAGTAATGAAAAAGCGAGAGAAGCACTAACAATACTATCCAAAGAACAAATTGAACATATTAAGAGCAAACTTTATAAGGGTGGGAGAGAGTAATGAGTGAGAGCATTAAATGGTCGATTCAGGATATGTTAGAGGTAACCATCAAACAGCCTGATGATTTTTTAAAAGTAAGAGAAACACTTACAAGAATAGGTGTGGCATCAAGAAAAGATAAAACACTATTTCAGTCTTGCCATATTTTACATAAACAAGGCAAATATTACATAGTGCATTTTAAAGAATTATTTGCTCTTGACGGTAAAATTGCTACACTATCAGAAAACGATATACAAAGAAGAAACACAATTGCAATTTTATTACAAGATTGGGCTTTGATAGATATTGTGCAAAAAGAAAAAGCTGAAAACAAAGCACCATTAAGCCAAATTAAAGTATTGCCATTTAAAGAAAAAAAAGAATGGACACTTTCAGCAAAATATAACATTGGTAAAAAGATTACAAAAGATGATGAAACAACAGGTGAGTAAATGCAAGTTCCAAAGTTTAGAGACTTTATAAACGAGGCTAAAAAACCTAATGACAACGAACCTATTACGGTTGTTATTATTACCAAATCTTCGCCTAAAGTTAGACAACAAAAAACTGGCAATCGAAAAGTTAAAAAAGAAATCACAGTAAGTTTCATACAAAGGTCTTGTAAAAAAAGAAAAATACCTTGTTTTATAATCAACACTAAACACTCTATCATTACAGACAAAGACGAAGAAAAAAATTCATTGACCATTTATAACTATGATGGTGAAGATGCTGAACAAACTTTTATAGGTAAAAACACAGTTGTCATTACACGAGCAGGTGCAATTGAAGATGAAGCAGGCCTTTCTTTAATATCTGCTTTTCAAAATTCAGGAGCTTTTATGTTAAACACTAGAGCTTCTATGTTAAACTGTGATAACAAACTTACTTCTGCTTTATTATTTGAAAAGTTTAATATACCTACACCAAAAACTGCCTTTATATCTAACGAAAAAAATATAGACAGTGCATTAAAAATTATAGGCAATAAATTTCCTGTGGTAGTAAAAACATTAACAGGCACACAAGGTATTGGTGTTGTAAAGGTAGACAGTTATGACTCATTAATATCAGTAGTGCAAGCTTTATTTAAACATGACGCTGAGTTATTAATACAAGAGTATATGCCAACAGATTTTGATATAAGAACCTTTGTTGTTGATAATAAAATATTTGCTTGTACAAAAAGAATAAAAGCAAAAGGAGAATTTAGATCAAATGTACATAGAGGTGCAGTTGCAGAACCTTATAAATTATCAGATAAAGAAATTGAAATTGTGTTAAGAACGGCTCGTGCTTCAAAGGCATATATTGTAGGCGTAGACCACATTATATATAAAGATAAGATTTACGTATTAGAGGTAAACGGCTCACCAGGTACAGGTGCTGATTATGAAGGATATACTTATGAAGATTATGCCGACACACCAAACACAACAGGTCCAATTAAAGGTAAACAGTTAGTCGATAATATAATTGAATATATTAATAATAGAGAAAACTGGGACCGTCAATCAATCATAGAGGTAGGTTATATTGAAACAATAGAATTAAATGGCGTAGGTTTAATCAGAGCTAAATTAGATACAGGTAATGGTGCTGAAGTCAGTGCATTACACGCTGAAGAAATAGAAATTAAAGATGGTAAAGTTTCTTGGAAATATGATGGTAAAAAACATACAAGTAAATTGGTTCGTAAAGTAAAAATCTTTAGAGCTAATGTAGATGACGACAAAGGCGAAGAAAGGCCAGTTGTTAAATTTGATTTAACGTTTAATGGGTTTGTTTATAGAGATATAGAATTTGGTTTAGATGAAAGAATTAGATCAAAAAATGATGTATTATTAAATAGAGATATGATTCGAAGATTTAATGCTTCAGTAAATCCAAACCGAGAGTTTGTATTAAGTAGAAGAATTAAACCTATTGATAAAAAATAGCATTTAATTTATTATAAAAAGGTCACAAATTTTTATATAAATTGAGATAACCTATTGACAAATTAACAAAAATATTATATAATTAAGTATGAAAGAAAAAAATCTTCTAATTAAAAATGCTATAAATTTTTCAGAAACAGTTGATTTTAATTTTATATCTAAATTGATTAATAGAAATAATTTTGAATCTCATATATCTAGCAATTGGTTAAATGTATATGTTTTAAATTCAGTATTTAAAATCACAGGAGTACAAAAAGATCCATTTTTTCAAGATTTATATTTAAAAATGAATAGAGATTATAATATAGAAAAAATACAATCTGATTTATTTATTTTTATGTCTATGAAAATAGGAGGGGTTAGCATAACCCATAAAGATGAATATGATGTTATTATTATAGGCGGATACGGAAAAACTTTGTATATTGTGGAAGATGAAGAATATTATGTTAATGTTGGCGATGTTTTAAAAATTCCTAAAAACTATACTCACACAGCATTAGGAATAACACCTAGAATTATTTTTTCATATGGAAAATACAACAACTAAAAAGGAATGTTATGAGCAATTTAAAAATATTTAGATTATCAACAGGTGAAGATGTTATCGGTATTAAACAAGACACCAGTAATACAGAAGTCGTAGATATAAAACAACCATTTGTGATTGTACCAATGCAATCAAAACCAGGTGGGCCTGTTTCATTAGCACTTACACCATATATGCCTTATGCTGAAGAGGATACAGTTTCAATAAAAAGAAATAATGTCGTAGCTGAGGTAAATCCAAAAACAGAAATAGGAAATTCATATAATCAACATTTAGGAACAGGTATTGTACAATTTCCTAAACCTAAACTTATAGTTGATTAATGATAACAATATATTTTGTAAGAAACGGCTCTAAAATTAGAGTTGATGTAGATGAAGGTTCTACTATAATGGAGGCTGCTAAAGACTACAGTCAAGTTTCTATACCAGAAATACCTGCTGATTGTTACGGTTGTTGTGCTTGTGCTACTTGTCATGTTTATGTAGATAAAAAATGGATTGACAAAATGCCTAAAATAAATGAAAATATGGCAGAATTAGAATTATTAGAATATCAAAAAGGTTATAAAGAAGGCATAAGCAGATTAGGTTGTCAAATATATTTAACAAAAGAACTTGATGGCTTAATAGTGCATTTAAAGGATGTTAATGATAGAATTTTATAAATCAGTCATTGAATTTAAAGGCAAACTTCTTATAAGAGGTATACACGAAGGCCAAGAATATAAAGAAAAAATAGACTTTGGTCCTACACTTTACTCTTTAATACAAGAAAAAACAGAATATACAAATTTACAAGGCCAGTATTTAAAACCTATTGTGTTTAAAACTATTGATGATGCTCGTAAATTTAAAAGAGATATATCAACAGAAAATTCACCTATCTATGGTTTAGAAAGATACCATTATCAATACATTAATAAAAAACATCCTGAAGATATAGATTGGGACAAGAAGTTTATAAAGATATTTACATTAGACATAGAAACGGCCTGTGAAAGTGGCTTTCCTGATGTAGAAAATCCTATTGAAGAAATACTTTGCATTACAGTTAAAAATCAAAACAATAAACAAATCATTACTTGGGGTGTTGGTGATTATAAAACAGACAGGCCAGATATCACTTATGTTAAATGTAAAGACGAAAAACAGCTAATGTTTGAGTTTATGAATTTCTGGATGAAAAACTATCCTGATGTCATTACAGGTTGGAATACAAAGTTTTTTGATTTACCTTATCTGATGAACAGAATTATATTAATTGCAGGCGATAAAGTTGCAAACAAAGTATCGCCTTGGGGATTATTTCAAAGAGAAACTATTTTAGTAAGAGGCCGACCTAAAACTATTTACGAAATAAAAGGCATTACTAATTTAGATTACTTAGACTTGTATCAATGGTTTGTTCCTACAAGACAAGAAAGTTATAAACTAGATTTTATTGGCGAATTAGAACTTGGCCGTGGCAAAGATGAAATGAAATATAATACATTTAAAGATTGGTATACAAAAGACTTTCAATCATTTGTTGATTATAATATACAAGATGTAGAAATTGTTGATGCTCTTGAAGATAAACTTGGTTTAATTGATTTATCATTAACGATAGCTTATGAATCTAAAGTAAACTATGGTGATATTTTTTCACAAGTGCGAGTATGGGACACACTGATAGCAAATCATTTAATGAAAAAGAATATTTGTGTGCCGCCAAGAGAAGACAATGTAAAGAATGAAAAATATGAAGGCGCTTATGTAAAAGAGCCATTAGTTGGTATGCACAAGTGGATTGTTTCTTTTGATATTAATTCACTATATCCACATATCATTATACAATATAATATATCACCAGAAAAAATTATTGGTGAAAAGCCATCAGGTATTTCAGTCAATAAAATGTTAAACCAATCTACACCTCTTGCCTATCTTAAAACTGATGGTGTTTGTATTACGCCTAATGGTGCATTGTTTAAAACAGACAGTCAAGGTTTTTTACCAGAGATGATGGAGACAATGTATAACGAGCGTGTCATTTATAAAGACAGGATGTTAAAAGCAAAAAAAGAATACGAACGAACTAAAAATCCTGAATTGATAAAAGAAATATCTCGTTGTCACAATATTCAATGGGCAAGAAAGATTGCTTTAAACTCCGCTTATGGTGCAGTGGGCAATCAATACTTTAGATATTATGACGTAAGACAGGCCAGTGCAATCACCACAGCAGGCCAGTTTATTATTCGTTTTATAGAGGATAAGATGAATGGTTATTTAAATAACGTGCTAAAAACACATGATAAGATGGATTACATTGTGGCTTCAGATACAGATTCAATTTATGTTACACTTGATAAACTTGTAGAACATACTTGTAAGAATAAAACAAATGACCAGATATGTAATTTTATTAATAAAGTCGTTGAAAGTAAAATAGAACCATTCTTAAATAAATGTTTTGAAGAACTTGCAGATTACACAAACGCATTTAAAAATTGTATGGTAATGAAAAGAGAAGTAATTGCTAACAAAGGTCTTTGGGTTGCAAAGAAAAGATATATGTTAAATGTGTTAGATGAAGAAGGCGTAAGACTCTCTGAACCTAAAATTAAAATCATGGGCGTTGAAGCTATTAAATCTTCTACACCTAAAGTATGTAGAGGTAAAATTAAAAAGGCCATTGAACTTGTAATGAATAAAGACGAGAATACTTTACAAGAATTTATCGCTCAATTTAAAAAAGAGTTTTTTACAATGACAGCAGAACAAATATCTTTTCCACGATCTTGTAATAATTTAAAAAGATATTCTGATAGTAATGATGTGTTTATAAAAGGCACGCCTATTCATGTAAAAGGTGCTTTAATTTATAATCATCAAATCAAACAATTTAATTTGAAAAACAAATATCCTTTTATACAAGAGGGCGATAAGATTAAGTTTCTTAAATTGATAGAAGCCAATCCATTTAAGTTTGATGTCATTAGTTATGTTACAACTTTACCTAAAGAGTTTAAATTACAAGACTATATAGATTATGAGGTGCAATTTGAAAAGACTTTTTTAGACCCTATGAGATTTATATTACAGGCCGTTGGTTGGCAACAAGAAAAACAATCCAATTTAGAGGAGTTTTTTGTATGAAATATGAACTTTATAGTCTTTTTCCTAAACTTGTTTATAAAAATATTTTAGAAGATATAACAGATGAAGAATTAATAGAAATTAAAAATTATTTAAATAACATAAAGTATAAGAAAACTGATAAATATAAAAATTTTTCAGATTCAACATCATCATCTCAAAATAATTTTATTTTTAAAAACAAAGAATTGTTTTTTTTAAGAGAAAGAATAATGAAAGAATTTATTTTTTTTAAAAATTCCATATTGAAATATGAAAACAATGATTTTATATATACAACTTCTTGGATAGCAAAATCTGAAAAAAATGAAACATCAGAATATCATAATCATAGTAACTGTATGTATAGTGGTATATTTTATGTTAATACAGACGAAAATTGCGGAGAACTATGCTTTGAAAATTTTGATGATAAAAGATTTAATTTAACACCGACCGAGTATAATTTATATAATTGTTTAAATTTTAATTTTAAACCAAAAAATAAAATGATAATTTTTTTCCCTAGTGAATTATATCATAAAATATTAAAAAATAACTCAAATATTATTAGATATTCAATAGCTTTTAATATGATACCAATAGGAAATATTGGTGATTGTAATTCAGACTCCTTTTTAAAAATAGATATAAAAAATGATTAATTTGCCTATGAAAACATTTAGATTTATGGTTATGATTAATAATCAAACACCTGGTATTATAATAGAGCAACGTGCTTTAAATATTACGCAAGCCACACAAGCCGTACAAGCACAATATGGCAAAGACAGTAAAGTAACTTTTTATGGTATGGTAAAAGATGATTAATTGGTTATTTTATACTGTACCAGAAAACAAAAGGTTACATTATTTTATAAGTTTGTATTTAGCACTTGCTATAATACCTGAATATGTATTGGGTATGATATTTACAATACCAATGCAATTTTTAAATTTTATATTTTTTGACATATTATACTATGTTTTTTTAAAGATAGAAAAGTTTGATGATTGATTTTCCTAATAAAAAATATAAAGTAATATATGCTGACCCTCCTTGGTATTTTAAATCATATAGTAAAAAAGGAGAGGGAAGAAATGCTACACAACATTATGATTGTATG